AGTCTTGCCGCTTTTCGTGCGCTTCATTGGTATTCGGCCCCCTTCAGATCTGAGCTGGTCTATCTTCTCGATCTTGGATGACAAGCTGATCATCTCATCAGGGTTGACGTACTGGCCCTTCGTCACCGCCCGGTAGGTAGCCTCAAACCTGTCTCTGAGTCTCCAGTAATACTGCGCCCGCTTGTTAGCAAAAGTCTCCCGGTTGTTCTTGGCTCGCTGAGTACCGCCATCAGAGTAGGGTAGCTCTGCATCCTCTGGCGACTCGCTGCCCTTGAACATGACGTAATCAATCTTCTTGTTCTCCAGCGTGGCATCGACCTGGCGCTTGAGACTCACGCCCAGGCCATCACAGTCCCACACAAAGTAGTCAGCCCTGTCAGCCAGCGCAAGGTCGAGCGCCCAGTCCATGCCGTCTGCTGATTCGCCTGTGACCTTCTCGCTGACATTCAATACTACGTTGCCATGCCTGACTGCGTAGCCCTTGGAGTCGCCTCCAGTGTCACTAGGGTCATGGCTGGCTATGATAGCACCTTCGCCCTTCCAGCCCATCTTCAGGTGAGAGTCTATCGCAGCCTCAAACCAGTCCACCGGGATGATTGTGTCCTCTACTTCGTCGTAGAACTCGCCCAGCCAGATGTGCCGGTAAAGAGCTGTAGACAAATTGGCCTGGTCATATGCGCGTTCCTGCTCAAGCACTGCTGGGAAGAACGGGTTGTCGTTGTAGTTGATCCAGATGATCAGGTGCATATCATCTTCGTAATAGCCTTCTGACCTGAGAGCCTTCTCAAACGGCTTGATGAACCTCTGGCTGAACGGGTCGGCAATTGATCTTGGGTTAGCCGTCATCCAGATTTCAGAGTCATCTGATCTCAGTGTAGGCGTCAGAGCCTTCAGAGAGTCTTGGCTGATTGTCTGGGCCTCTTCCACCCAGAACCTCTTGAACCCGTACATCGACTTGATGCCTTCCGGGTTTCTCGCCAGCCCCCTGAACTTGAAAGCGTCATCGCCCTTGTACTGTATTGAGTTAGCCTGGACAGTGAACCCCGACAGCTTCAGCCTTTCGATCTCACCTGACAGCAGCGAGAGAACCGAATCATCCATCGTGATCTGGTACTCTCTGAAGCAGGCTGTCTTGATGCCTTTGGTCTGGGCATCCATCAGACAGATGTCACCTACCGACTGGCTCTTGCCTGATCCTCTGCCGCCTATAAGGATTTTGAATCGCTTGGGCGTAGTGATCAATGCTCTCAGCTTTGCCGGTAGCGTCATCTCAGGCATTGACTAGCCTCACGGTCCAGTCATGTTCTATCGGACCACCGTTCTCACCCATGTGTTCCTGCTGCACTCGTTCTGAGTACCCGTGTTTGGTCAGAATCAGCTTGGCAATAGTGGGATTCATCTCGCCTTTTAGACTGCCGTTGAGCAACTTTCTCTCTTGCGCCCTCAAGCATCTACCAACGATGTCAGAAAACTCTTGCTTTTCAGGGTCATCGCACCAGTCGTAGATGGTCTCGCGTGAGATACTTAGCTCAATAGCTAGTCCCGCCATTTGGGGGATAACGTCACCGCACTCGATGTATCCTCCATCCACATAGGCTTTTGCCTTGGATAAGATTTCATCGTTGTACTTAGTCGGTCTGCCGCCTGGCATTACTCATACCTCGCTGGCTTTGGCTTCTTTGCCATCGACAGAGCAATGGCGATAGCCTGCTTCTGTGGCTTGCCTGACTTCATCTCAGCCTTGATGTTGGCCGACACAGTCTTCTTGCTTGACCCTTTCTTCATTGGCATAGAGCCTCCTATTGGTTTCTTGATGATACCACAGACGATGAGGCGAGTGAAATTGTAGACGAATTGCAGGATATTTCGCATTTACTACTTGCAACCCCGTATAGAAAGAGTATTATCTACACATGGTCAGGCACAAAGCAGGGCCGACAACTAGGGGAATCAAGATGCAAATAGAACACACAGAGTTTTGGCAGACCCAGTCACGCGGCACCAATGACCAGGAATACCAGATATACCTGTCATGCGCTGACAATGGCAAGGGGATTGATTTTACAACTGGCAAGCCCCTGAAGACTTACGAACAATGGCTGAACAGCTAATCAACCAGGCCAAGGACGGCCATTAATCGAGGAAACAAAATGAAAGAATCTATCGCAATGCTTGGCTGCTTTATCTGCGCTCTCATCTTGGTAGCGGGGGTGCTGCTATGAGTGACCGATTCAAAGAGCTTCAGAATCAGCTTGGCTACGGCAATCAGGACATCGCTGATGCGCTTGACCTCTCCTTGTCAGCGGTCCAGAAGTATAGGGCTGGTGCCTTGCCAGTACCGTTGCCAGTAATCCTGGCAATGCGCTTTCTGATCCTTGATCGCGCTATCCAGTCAGCCAAATAAAAAAGCCCCGGCTTAGGGGCAAAGGCACCGTCGAGGTGCTAAGGGTATTCCGTAGTATATCATGCCTTGTCGCGCATGGCCTTGAGTCTTGCCCGGTAATCATCACGGACATTCTTGATCTGCTCCACCGTGTACTTCTTGGGGTCGTGCGGGCCTTCTAGGTAGTCAACTCCGTCTTGTCCGATCCGTCTGATTAACTCCACTCTGTAGGGAATCAGATTGCCCGACAAGTGGTTGTTGCAGGGAGCGCACTGCTTGTGGATGTTCTTCTCGTCAAACCTCAACTCTGGTGCGCTTCCTGTCGATCTGTAATGCCCTGCGTGATACTGGCCCTCATGGTGCCTGCCGCACGATACGCATGGCAATTCCTTGTCGCGCTCTCTCACATACGCATTAACCGCTGTCTGAGCCTCTTTAAGCCATTCTGAGCGAGTCTTGATACGCTCCCTAGCCTTCTTGGTCTCTTTGCGTTCTACGGCCCTCTCAGAGCGTTTTAGCGTTATTGTGCGCTTGCCAGCAACGATGAGTCCACAGTCTGGTGAGCACCATGCCACTGGCCCTGGGAAGGTTTGCTCAGGTCTGAAGTATTGGCTGCACCCGCCGCATTTACGTTTTGAGTTGCTCACGCCTTTGCTGGTCTCATGTTGACCCTTAAATTCCAATCATCTGGATTTGAGCCGAATTTACCCACATCGCTGCGCTATTGTGCGCCTCAATCCTTTCCGCAATTACTTCAGCCCGCTGTCCTGCTGTCGGCGGAATGTATGTGCCGAATCGGGTGATGCTGCCGCAATTAACCGCAGCGTTGGTGCTGTCGGCGCTTGATAGTGGAAGCCTTGAGAAGATGGCAGGGTCAAGCATTCGCAGCCCGTGGAGCTTGCAAGGCGGTCTTCCCGCATCGCAGATGAAATCCATTGCCGCGCCCATTCGCACCCACCACGAATCTGTGCCCGGATTCGGCCACTGCCCGCTGCTACCAAGGGCAACCATCGTCCATTCAGAGCAGAGCTGGCGCAGACGTTCCAGAGATTCGTGCATATGCCACACTGGAACCCCGTGAAGGTGTCGCGGCCATGCCGCAATCAGTTCGTCGTTTGCTTGCTCGTCGCCATCGATAACGTCAGGGATCAATGCCCAGTCAAAACCGGGATGCCGGTGCCACTTCTCGACCCATGAGATATAACCGGCGACATCCATTACCATGCCGCGCTTCCATGCGCTGAACGCGCCGTTGTCGAAAACAAAACTCTGGCAGGCTTCCGCAACGATCCCCATGTCGTCCTGACGAGGAAACGGCACAAGTGCATGACGGCCAGACAAAAATCTTGCTTTGTCGGTAAGAGTTCCACCGGTAGGGGTTCCATGATAATGGATCATCACTCTACCCCCAGATTCTTTTTCTTTGTATGCTCACGCGCCTTGCTCCTGAGCTTTGCAGTGTAGCAGGCTTGGCAGATCATCAGGTTGCCGTACCTGACCTTTGCCTTGCACCCGTTGACGCATTTTCTTGCCTCACGCTCCTTGCGCTGTCTGCGCTCCTCTTGTGCTGTCTGGCGCATTTCAAACGTGCGCTCTGTGATCTCAGCCTGAGTCCTCTGCTGGAAAGTGGATACTCCGAAAGGTATGACCTTGACGCTGCCGGTAAACTTCGACAACGCTACTGCTAAGGATTCCAGAAGCTCTCGCTCTTTTGGATCATCCTTCACTACTGCTGGGCCGAAGAAGCGAATCTGATCGCACTCTCGATTCGTGGATTCACGAATTGTCATTGGCTCGCTCCTTGTCCACTTTCACTTTGTATCGGTTCTCGTTTATGGTTTTCCAGTCTTCGCCATCATTGTCACGCAGTGCGTTGCCTGGCGGAAGCTGCTGAATCTGTCCACCCAGCTTAATAAATTCCTCGACGTAATCTTTCATCGTGCCTCCCGATATTCATCAAATGCCTTCAGTGATGGGTCTCTAGGCTTGGCAAAAGGATTTCCATAGGCTCCGAACAGTCTTTCACTTGCACAAACATATGCCTTATGTGCGTCTTCTTTATTTTCAAAAAATCCCAAGTTCATCCTAACCCCCATTTTAGTTATGCAAGAAGACCATTTGCTATACTCTTTCCTCCAAAAAACACCTCTATATCCAGAGGTATTGTCTTTTC